ATATTTTTTTTATTTAATATGTTTTTTTTATTTAATATTTTTTTTATTTAATATGTTTTTTTTTATAAATTCTAAGAAGAAGATCTATATATTCAGATAAACAATAAGAATCGAAATCATCATTTAAAATAGTATGAATTTGAATATCATTATTTCTGAAATAAATTTTTATCCATTGAATTTTTTTTTTATTTATTTTACATGCTTCACCAAAAAAATATAATTCATATGTATTAATATCAATACCTATATGTGATTGTGATTCTAAAGAGCAAGTATGTAATTTTATAATATTATTAAATAAAATATTTTTCATTTTATTTAATAATATGAAAAAAAAACCTATAATTTAACTTATATCTTAATTAAACTATATCTTTATTAAACTAATAAAGTAAAAGATAGTTAGGATATAAAAAATAATCTATATATAAAGATGTTAAATTATTGTATATTTTTATTATTTTTTTCCATTTCAATTGGAATAATAGTATTTTTTTTAAAATTACAGAAAAAAGTTAGTAATCGAAAAATATCATTGATAGCAAAAAATTTATTTATAACATTACCATTAAAAGAACGTATTTTAAAAAGTTCTTTAATTTGTCGAGATTCGTCAAAAGATGATGAATATTGTGTAAATTTATTAAATTATTATATAAATAATTTAAATTTTGAATATTGGGATATAGAAATTATTGGTAACATATCATGTATAATAAATACAACACAAGATAGTGTGATAAAAAATTATGGTTTAAATCTTTTAATATATTATAATAAATATATTTCAAAGTATGTATGACAATTTCAAAGTATGTATAACAAATATTTGCAATAATTTCTGATAGATAAATCTTATAAGATAAATATTGTAATGATTTATTTGTAGTATTTATCTTTTGCTCTATCATAAGATATTTTTTTAGCATCACAATAATTATTACTACCAGTCCAATTCGTTAGTATAAATTTTTTTTTATTTTTATCTTGTAGAATTTTTTTTTGAATATTTTTATTTAATAATATTTTATATTCTTGAAGCCAACTATAATGCATATCATGATCAAAAACATTATCAAATTTATTTTTAGGTGAAAAAGATTGTTTATCTTCTGATAATGATCCCATTAAATGTGTAGCAATAATTGAATTATTAATAGTCTTAAAAATTTTATCATCATTTTTTGGAAATTCAAAAACGACAAGTAATAAATAATTATGAATACTTTTTTTACCCTGTATTACATTTTGAATACAATTTGGATCTTGTACACCAGAAATATCGAAAATAAATATTGGTATTACATATTTAATAATATTATTATTTATAATTTGGCGTGAAATTGGATTAATAATTTTTAAAAATTTATATTTGTCACCATTATATATTTTATTAAAAATATTAGAAATAAATGTTTTTGCTAATTTATTAATAACAGATAAATTTAATAATTTATCGCGTTTAGTAATAATTTTAGTTTCCATTTTTTTAGTAATTTGTGCTAAAATAGTTTTTATATTTTGATATTTTTTGTCAAAATCAACATACATAACTTTTTGATAAATGATGTGTTTATTTATTGCTGTCGGAAATGAATTTGTTTTTTTAAAATATTTTTTATATAAATTTTTTAAATAAGATGGATAATTATAATTTTTTCTAGCAATGTTAATTCTTTGATAAGTATCATCATCTTTAAAAGTTTCAGTAATATTACATGGTTTTTTAAAAAAAGCAATAAAAACCACAATTATAAATATAATGATTAAAATATACAACATATCTTATCTTTTAAATTAAAGATAGAAATAAAATCATATCTTATTTTTTAAATTAAAGATAGAAATAAAATCAGTCCATTATATTAAACAGTTATAGTATCATCTTATATATTGATTCATAATAGCTCGAAAACCATTACTAATATGTGTTGAAGTCATATCTTTAATTTTTTCACAACCATATTTTCCATCATTAAGTGTATAATATATTTTTGAAAAATTATTAATATTTTTTAATGTATCTATACAATGAGCACATGGGCGAGAATTTCGAAATTGTTCATTTGATATTCGGGCAACAAATATATTATATTTTTTCTTTTTTTTAGGGTTATAAAATACACGACCCTTTTTCCCGTCCTTTCAGAGAGTAAGACTGTCGATTCAACAAATTTATCAATTTCAAAACAGCATGAATTTCGGCATGAATTGCACATATTGTTTTAGAAGATGGCAGGTGTTGGGCTTGTGTCCTAGTATGATTATAACCAATTGAAACGATTTTTCCACCGGAAGTAATAATAGCACAATGTTTATGTGCCATATCTGATTTATGACAGTTATTTGCGCATTCATTAAATATTTTTTGAATTTTGTTACTACAAGTATTAAGAGAGTATGTTGAATACATGTTTTTAATTTTGCGATAATTTCTATTATGTAAATTATATTTATATAATAAAAATTTAATATGTTTTTTATAATATTATATAAAATCAATTTTAATAAATATGATTTTCGATTAAAAATTTTCTAAAAGTTTGATTAAAATATTTCCATGACATTTTTTTGGAAAACACCAGCAGCCAAGATTTTTTCCAATTAATTCTTTCAAATTATATTTTTCAGGATTTTCTTTTATTTTTTTTTTAATATAAGTTTCATAAGCATCAAGACACGAACTTCTTGTATACTGGTAACCAATTTTATATGGATTATGCCATTTTGAAGATTCTTTTGGATATTTTTCTCCATCAATAAATAGAATATCACCTCTTCCAATATATACATTTTTATCATCATTAATCCATTCTTTTAAATTGTGATATCCTAGGGGTCTAATGTATGCCACTCTGATATTTTGAACACTCATTTTTAAATATAATAAAATAAGAAAATCAATTTTTTTACACCAATTCCCATTTTTCATTTTTATAATCAATTTCTTCTTTGATTATATTTTCTTTAATAATTTTATTTTTATTATTTTTGGTACATATTTTATATACACGATTAGTTAAACCGGCTGATTTATCATATACAAATTTAACAGTTGTGTATACTGTATATACAGTATACACAGTAGTTGCGTAATTATAATATTTCCATGCCAAAATAATATTGGAAGTAGTTATCATATTACTTAATTCCATGAATGTTACTAATAGTTAATATATTTATTTATTTTGAAGTAACGTGGTAATGTCCATATTTGTATTAATAAAATTTTTAATAAAATTTTTATTACTAGATTCTTTTGTTACACCTTTTTTAAATTCAAATGTACCATTTTTTTTTTTTTTAACACTGAATCCATTTTGAATTGCATTATGTATAAGAGCCATTTCAATAAATTCGTCTTCTTTTAATTTAATTTTTTGTTTATTAATACAAATAATAACAGAATTTTTATCATTTAGTATATCTCTTACATCTAATTTTTTTGTTTTCATACTTAGTTATTATTAATTAATATTATATAGTAGTAAAATCCAAAAATTTAAACGAAATTAGAATTAATTAATTATTTATTTATATAAAAATTTTGAAGTTCATTCCAAAATTTAGAATTAATATTTACAATTGGACGTTTTTCTTGTAAAAATAAAAATGCTTCTTCGGGATTCATATTATAATATATAATTAAGTATGCTATAAGCATAGTTGCAGACCGACTTGAACCCATATAACAATGAATTAATATATTTTGATTTATTTTTTTTTGTTGTATATTTTTAATGTATTTATTTGATTTTTTAAAAAAATTAATAAGAGAATCAGTATTAGTATCATTTATAGATATTTTTAAATAATCATATTTGGGAAAATTCTGAAAATAATTTGGTATTTCATTTGTAATATTTATTATAGTAGTAATATTATATTCATCTAATTGATTAAAATTGGAAGCATTATAAGCATTTCCCAAATAAATATTATCAACAATTTTGGTAGGTTCTATAAACAAATTTTTAAAAGCGTTTAAAAATCCATTATTTGTTTCAATTATATTAATTCTATCTACCGGATTAAGAATATTTGTTTCATTATTAAAAAAATATTCGTAATACATATATATAGCTTTATCTTTTATCATTCGTCCAAAATAAAATGTATCAGTAACAATTCTATACATAATAAATACTATAAATTAAACTAATATTTATTATTTAATAAAATTATTCTTATATATTTACTATTTAATTATTTAGAATTAAATAAATTTCTTTGTATAAAATATAAAAACAATATAGTAAATATGGTTAATAAAACAACAAAAATAACTAAATCTGTAACTAAAACAACTAAATCTGTGACTAAATTATCTGGTGGAAGAAAAGGTCCAAGAAATCGATTAAGAAAACCTTTAAAAAAAATCACACCAAAAGATCAATCTGATAAAGAACAATTTTATTGTGTTTCTTGCAAAACTAATGTAAGAAAAGATAGAGCTGATAAAAGCATATATATAAAACAAGCAAAAAATGGTAGATGGATGATGAGAAGTAAATGTGGAACTTGCAAAACAAATTTAACAAGATTTATGTCAAATGATAATGCTGAAGCATGGACTGGTGCCAGAGAATAAATTTAAATTTTTTTTTTTCTAGGTTTTAATCTTTTAATAGTATGTCTTTCATTTTTAGGTCTATGTTTAGGATCATATATAAAATTAGTGGCATATTCAGCTTTTTCTTCATCGTCATTAAATAATTTAAGACATCGTTTATAAATCCAATCTTTATTTAAAGAAGCTGTAGTTTTCGAGATGAAGATTTTAATTTTTCCATTTTCTTTTAAATCAAGTTCGGTTGAATCGAAATTTTTCATTTGATTATAAATACTAATTTTAAGTTTTTCACGATTTTTTTTTAATTCTCTGATTGATTGTTCTGCTTGTGCAATTTGATTATCACGTTGAATAAATTCTCTAACTAAATTTTCAAATGATGACATAATTAAGTTATAATATACATTATATTTTATAACTTAAATATAAATTTGTAAATTTCGAAATGATTTTTAATAAAGATATTTTAACTATTGTATCAAAATATGTTGGATTTTGTTTACAATGTAAACAAAAATATGAAATCTGTTTGCGATGCTCAAAAAAAACTTGCTTTTGTAATTTATTATTAAAAGACAGAGAAATGAATGGATATTTATGCTCCATGTGTATAGTTTATCTGAAAAATTTTATATCATCATGCTAACTACACAATTATATGTTTTCATAAGCATCAAGATGAACACCACATATAGCTCTACCAGATGGATCAGCCATATCTTTAAAAGTCTTATCCCATTCAATTGCTATGGGAGTACTACAAGCAATTGATTTTCCAGTTGGTACAGTCCTTACTGCAGAAGGTGATGGAAAATGTTTAGAAAATATTTCTCTATACATATATTCTTCCTTCGAAAAAGGAGGAGCAATTGGGAATCGCGAAGATGCATATTTTATTTGTAAATCACTAACATTTTCATTCGCAACAAGTTTAAGTGTATCTATCCAATTATAACCAACACCATCAGAAAATTGTTCTTTTTGTCTCCATAAAATTTCGTCTGGTAAATATGGATTATCTTTATCATCAAATGCTTCACGTATTATTCGTTTTTCGATACAATCAGTAGACATTTTTTCTTTTGGATTCAAATTCATAGCATATTCAATAAACTCTCTATCAAGAAATGGAACTCTAGTTTCAACACCAAAAGCCATCATCGATTTATTAGCTCGATTATTATCAAATTTATGTAAATCTTTAACTTTTCTAACAGATTCTTTATGTAATTCTTCTTTATTTGGTGCTTTATGAAAATATAAATAACCACCAAATATTTCATCAGCACCTTCACCACTTAAAACCATTTTTACACCAGTTGCTTTAATTTTTCTCGCCATTAAATACATTGGTGTAGATGCTCTTATTGTAGTAACATCAAATGTTTCTAAATGATAAATAACATCTGACATAGCATCTAAACCTTCTTGAATTGTATAAATAAAAGAATAATGACGAGTTCCAATAAATTTAGCAACTTTTTCAGCAGCTTTAATATCAGGTGATCCTTCTAAACCAATACAATATGACCGCATAATATCTAAATTTCCCAATTTTTTATATTCACGAGCAGCTATTGAAGCAATAATTGATGAATCTAATCCGCCAGATAAAAGTACACCATATGGAACTTCAGACATAAGATGTCGTTTTACACTATTAGTCATCTGTTGTCTAAATTCAATAATATTATAGTCATTACTCGGAATAAATTTAATATCATTAAACCATTTTTCATTATAAAATTGTTTCATGATTCCATTATTTGTATCATTATTTGTATCATTTATTGATTTTCCAACGTAAAAATAACCCGGTGGAAAAATTTCGTAATTATCACAATTTTCCTGGATTGCCTTCATTTCTGATGAAAACCAAATTGAGCCATCTGTACCCCATCCCATATATAATGGAATTATACCAATTGGATCACGAGCAATTATATAAATATCTTTTATTTTATCATATATTGCGAATGCATACATACCATTGATTTTACATTTTTTAATAAAATTTACACCATATTCTTTATAAAGATGAATTAATACTTCACAATCAGAATCAGTTGTGAACTGATCCGCATATTGAGGACATTCTTTAATCAGTTCTTCTTTTAATTCAATATAATTATATATCTCAGCATTGATTGTCATATAAACATCTTGGGATTTATCTGCTATTGGTTGAGCTCCACTATTTAATCCTACAATGGCCAAACGTTCATGTGCTAATATACAATTTTTACAACAATATATTCCATTCCAATCTGGACCTCGATGACGAATTAATTTAGATATTTCTAATGCTTTTTTTCTCCAATTTTCTGCATTGCTAGATAAACCGAATATAGCTAAAATTCCACACATATTTAAATATATAATACTTATTAAATTATATTTATACTAATAATTTATATTTATATACTAATAATTTATTAATCAATTTTAATATTCTAATAATTAATTAATCAATTTTAATATAATATTATACTAAATATTATATTAAATATTATAATGAATTATAATATAATAATGTTTGATCATGTTTCAAATATTTATAAACTATATAATTATATATCAACTTCCCCACAACAACAAATAGAAATACTTGATCCATTAACTACAATATTTCGTTTTTGTTTATTAAATTATAAAAAAAATGGTACTAAAATTGGTATTTATTCTAATCATATCTCAGTTCAAGAAGCCTCTTTTTATCAAGGTATAATAAGATGGACAAATGGCGATGAAAGAAATGATCTTCATAAATTAGAAATACCTATTAAAAAAAGCTTATCATGGTATATTCCAAAATTAAATCAAAATTTGAAATTTATCTTCGAATTAGCAAGTAAAGGTATGGAAAAATTACAAAATTCTTATGAAGCAGGAACAGCTAGAGTATCATTAGAACATTATGTTAATTTAATAAATACATGTTTGAGTGAAGATAAATTGTTACCAAATATAAATGATGAAGAAATTGATGAAGACAATATTATATATATTAAATTAAAAAATATCTGGTCCGAACAACAAATTTTAATATTATATGATTTATTGAAACAAATAACTATTGAAAAAACTAACATACAAAAAAAATGTTATATTAATGCTGCTGAAAAAATATTAGATGGTAAAGATAATCAAGTTCATGATTTAATACAAAAAATTACGAGTGGTTATTAATTTGAATAATAAATATATATATTTTTTGTAATTTTACAAAAAATATATATTTATTAGATTACATCAATCGATATTTTAAATAATATAAAATATTCTACCATTATCTCTTACTTTTATCTCTTACTTTTATCTCTTACTTTTATCTCTTACTTTTATATTCAGTTTTATTATCATCCATAATTCCCAATGGACCCGGAATTTGTTTTCCAGTACAAGTTTCAGAAACAAATTTAGAATTTTCACAAGCACAACATTTATTTTCTTTAATTGCTAAATCTCTTAAAGAGTCAATAATTTTACTACCATTTCTTTGCATATATTGTCTAAATTCAGCATTACTCTTAATATCAGTATAAAGGGCTTTTGATGGTCTATAATCAGTAAAGTGACGTTTACCTATATCATTTGGACATCCTGTATGAGTATTATTCATAATGTTTATTATATAGTAATATGTAAGAAAATAAATAATTTTATCATTTTATTTTTTTATTATTTAAATAAATTATTTGTTATACATAATATTATACAATTATATTACTTTATATTATAGTTTCTATATAAAGCATGGACTATAATCAAAAATATATTATTTTGAAAGATGCCGGATTAATAGATGAAACTGATAATTTATTGTTATACTGTTGCGATAGGACAATAATTCAACAAATTAAAAATAAACGACGTCGCCTAAATAATATGTATGATAATTCAAATAATAAAGTTAAACTAATCCAAAATAATATTAAACATTTTTTAATTATACAACAATTTAAAGATTTTAGTTCGCAATACAAAAATCCAAATATAAATTATCAAAATAATTATACATTATTAGGCGATGAACTTAAAAATGTCCCTAAATTTTTTTTTTATAAATATTGTGAATTAAATTCACAATATTATGGTTTTGATATTAGATCTTTAAATCAATTATTAAAAATAAATAATAAAAATCCATACACTTTAATTGATTTTCCAAAATCAATAATATTACAAATTAATAGAATTATTAAAAATCTTGTTAATAATCATTTTGATATAATCATTCCTAGTATTATTCCAAATAAATCAAAAATAACGGCTATTTTAACATCAACATACAATAAAATGAAATTTTTAAATATTTATCCCGATATAGATAAATTAGTAAAATTTAATATTACATTTTTATTCTATTACATCCAAGATATAATGACAAATCCTTTACTAGAAACTCATATCAATAAAAATATCTATAATCAAATTATAGATATATATAATATTACAACAAGAACAAGATTAACTAAAACTATGAAAAAAATCCATAAAGATAAAATGCTTTTATATATTTTAAAAATTATTAATCATATTTTAGATATTACGGATGATTATCAACAAACTAGAGCTTTAGCCATTAATGAAATTATCTATAATAATAATGAAATATTTGGAGATAATGCTTCTTTATTACCAGTACCACCAGCACCACCAGCACCACCACCACCACCACTTCGGTTACCATCAATAGTATTCAATTTACCACTAGAATTACCACCACTACCACCGCTACTATTTAATTTACCACTACCACCACTACCACCACTACCACCACAAATACCACCACAAATACCACCATTACTTCGTTTATCACCAATATCATTCAATTTACCACCATTACAACCAATATCATTCAATTTATCACCATTACAAACAAATAATTTAGCTCCAGAAGAAATTATACAAAATGAGATAAATGAGATAAATGAAGAAAATTATGAAATAGAAGAAGAAGAAGTAGAAGTAGAAGTAGAAGTAGATTAAAATCCACACATTTCTACTTTTGTAAATTCTATAAAACAACCATGAAAACGAATCAATGAAGTTGAATTTGCTTCAATTGATATTTCTAATTGGAATGTAGAATGTATATCTGCTAAATTACTATCTGCAATTGTAATATATCTATGATGATCTCCAATAATTGTTCCAGCAGATAAATTACCATCAACTATTGATAAATTTACAAGTGAAATTCCAGCAGAGGTTGAATTTCTATCGAAAATCTTTCTCTGAACAGTACAAGAAATTGAAGAAACCGCGGCATCTAAAATTTCATATGAAACATAAATTCGTTTAAGATAATATCCATCTGATATTGCTCCTCGCACAATTGATGATATATCGGTACTTATATAACTTGTGTCAGCAGCTAATTGTTTTTCTAAAAAATACATATTTCCATTTGAAGTAACACCACGTACTATATCCCAAGTTGCATTTACTAAATCAAAATCTCTATATGACATCCATACTCTATAATCGGTTGGTGGATATAAATATTTATCTTGTGCTTGATCATATCGTTGAAAACGAAGGCGAAGATATGTTTCACTTGTTTCGTCGGTATCAATTGAAAATCTCCAAGTATTTTCTGCTTGAACACCACCAAGATATGTTTTTGTACCTAAAATTGTTCCGGCAGATGAAGATGCAAATCCACCAAATCCATAATCCATAGGACGTCCACGAACACAAGAAACCGATGGACAATATATCTTGGCTGCATGTATTTCATCAATAATACAATATTTTCCTGTAAAATTTTCACCTCTATAGTAATGAAGAATAGTTAAAATATCCGTATCAGCACAAAGATCTGTATTAGCTGATTCATCTTGAAGAACATGTACGTCTGGACAATATACTGTACTAGCTATAATTATATCTAAAACAGCATTTCCACCAGTTGCAATTGGTGTATTTGGATTTGCAGCTAAAACTCCTGGATCAGAATAAGTGTGAATATCTATACAATAAAGTTTTTTTGCATATAATACATCTACAACTGCAAGTGCTGCTTGAGAAACTAAATTATTTTTTGTTGCTATGTCTTCATTGAAAATAGTTCCTTGAAAACAAGCATCACCTTGAACATCAAGTTTTTTTCTTACAACTAAACCACCATTGACTTCAAAAGCAGCACTACGTTCACCAGTATTTGTATCAATTGTTACATCATCAGTATTTGAATAAATCGTTTTTCCAGTAATATCCATTCCACCTAAAGTTTTTATAGAAGCTGAATCAGTACTTACTATATTTAGTGCTACACCATCATCATCACCCGTTAATGTAATCTTTTTAGTAGTAAATTGACTATCGCTTCTAATTAAGGAAGATGATTCATTTGGACCGACAAGAAGTTGAGGAACTGAAACTGTAGACATTGTCTTTATTAAAATTATGATGTATTAATATTATCATTTTTACGGATATAAACATTTACATATCAACAATTTTATATGTTTATATATATTATTTTTTTTTTTATAATTTCACAAATTTGGCAAATATAATTATATTGAAAATATTCTCATCTAAACTAATATAAAAATTTTTTTTTTTAATATCGATTTTTAATATTCTTCATTATAATGAAATTATATATAAAAAATATTAAAAAATAAAATAGAAATAATTAAGAATATATTATAATATAATTATAAATGGATTTTACATTTAAAGAAAGTGAAATTGAAAAATTTGCCGATAAAGTAAAATATATTCCTGAATGGTTTAAACAGTTTTTTTATAGAATTCACAAAAAAGATAAAACTTCTGAATATTACAAAGGATGTTTTGCAACATTACGTTTTATTTTAAAATTTCGTAAATCGACTGATAAGGATAAAGTTATATTTTATTCATTACCATGTATTTCACAAATAATTGTAGAAAAATTAGATAATGAAAAAGAATATATAAATGATGAAGTTTTTGAAAAATTATTCAAAGATTTGATATTAAATATTAATTATGTTTACAAAGGAGATGATAAAAAAATTCAAGATATAGATATTAATGAAATATTCAAGAAAATGGAATTGGATAATTTTATAAACAAAAATGATAATGAAACGAAAAAAGATGAAAATAATGAAACAGGTGAAATAAAAAAGGATGATGAGGAGAAAAATACAGAGGAAAATACGGAGGAAAATACGGAGGAAAATACGGAGAAAAATACAGAGGAAAATACGGAGAAAAATACGGAGAAAAATACAGGAGAAAATACGGAGAAAAATACAGAGGAAAATACGGAGGAAAATACGGAGGAAAATACGGAGGAAAATACGGAGGAAAATACGAAGGAAAATACGAAGGAAAATACGAAATTACAAAGAAAACTACAGACTAGGCACAAGAAAACGAGAAAAAAACTCAGCTTTAATTCTGATTGTCAAACTTCTTGTGATAGAAATTTACAAGATGAAAATAAAGATATAATAATAGACAGTAACAGAAAAGAACAAATACAGAATTACAAAAAGTTAGAAACTATTCAGTTAGTTTCGATTCCCGAAACAGAAGTTATATTAGAAAAAAAAAATTTTATTCCTGAAATAATTGATGATAATATAGAATGTAAAATTAAATAATAATTCTAATATAATTTAACTTATTATAACGAATGTTTTAAAATAATTAAAAATTATTTAGAGTATTATTTAGTTAAGCAATAATATTTAATAAAATAATTATCACATTATATAGATAAATATACATTTTTAATAAATAAATATATTTATCTATATAAATCTATATTATGAATGTCGAAAAAATAAATTTAAATTTAGTAAATTTTAAAAAAAGTTATGGTTCAAATGTTAATTTATTTATAAATAACAAAAAAATTGTTATTAAAACTCCTATTATAGATTCGGTTAATGGAATTGAAAATGATGGAAAAAATAAATTTTATTTGCGATTAGATATGAATAAACAACCGTTTTTAGTATCGTTTTTACGACAAGTTGATAGTATAAATAGAAATGACGAAATAACCAAAATTATTTCAGGAGATAAAAAATATATTAATTGTTTTTACTATAATAACAATACATGGAAAATTAAAATACCATGTAAATATGGTAGATTAAATGTTGATGTAATTGATAACGAAGGAAATTTAATTCCAACATTTTCAATAAAACCAACAGATAAGTTACAATGTGAAGTTGAATTAACTAATATATGGAATTTTAATAATTCATATGGATGCATATGGAATGTTAAAAAAATTATAGTTATTTAAACAAACCGAAATACAATATTTATTTAAATTAATAATTAATTTAATAATTAATTTAATAATTAATTTAAATATAACAAAAATAAATTTACTTTTAATTATAACTTAATTTAAAGTTGACCAAGATTTTCCATTTCTTCATCAGTAAAATCTCCAATACCAGCAAAATCTTCATCATCATCATTAATATCATCTTCGAAATCTTCTATTTCTTCATTATCTTCACCATCTTCACCATCTTCATCATCTTCATCTTCTTCTAATTCATCTTCATCTTCATATTGTTCTGCTTTATTATGAAAATATTTGTAATAAATGAATGCTCCTACTGCAACTAAAATTGCAACAAGAATAATAATCTTCCAACATGAACCACCTGCAAGTTTTTTAAATGTAGCGGTAATAGAATTAATTAACTTATTCATAGTATTTTATATATACTTTATTCAAGATTTTTTTTTTGATATAAAAACAATTATTTTAAATAAATCATATTATACATTATATTTCCAATATTTTAATTTATTTTTAAAATCAATTATTAAAATATGAAATTTTTTGATATTTTATAAACAGTTATACTAAATTTTGATATTGCTAATTGTTTTCATATATTCAACATCAAAATTATATAGAACTTTTAATCCAATATAATTCGTATAAGGCACTATCATTTCATATATTTCCATTTTTGAAAAATTTTCTTTATATTCATTTATTTTATAATCCTATATATTTTAACCATTTTTTAAAATTATTAATAATTTCAATTGAATCAGAACATTTAATTTGTATATTATGTATATCTAAAACTGAATTAGATTTTTCCTAGCCATTTGACATCTTTTTGGATTAATTTCAAAAGCATATACTTGTTAAAAATATTGCATAATCACCACCTATACCTAATGTTAAATCTACAACTATAGCATTTTTTAACCGATTTCTAAATTCTTTTGAATTAAATTTTAATAAGATTTTCTATATATTTTGTATCACCACGTTTAGTTATGCTATATAAGTCTTATTCATTTGATTTTATCATTAATTGTTGTTTTTTGTTCTAGGTAATTCATTTGGTATTATATATCCATTATAATTATCGATAATTATCTTATTTGTTTGTTTATTATATATTCCAATATGAGAAAAATAATTGTCTGAATTTTTTATAATCCAGAAATTTCTATCTTTATATGTTACTATAAATAAATAATCTTCTTTCTAATTACTATCATCTTCTATATCCCAAAATATAAAATTATCATATCGTTTTGTACTATTATCACAAATTCCATTTAATTTTTCTGATTTTTTACTATTTCTATTATACAACCAACAATCAATAGAACGTTCTTGTAATAATTGAATAATTATATCTTCTTTTTGTCTCTTTAAATTTGCTGTATTGTTTATTCTAATATCGATTGAACTTTTCATATCAAGTTGTCCTTTTTTATTTCTAGTTACAGATGAATATTTGAATATATTTACTAACCACTTATTAACTGATTTCGGAATCTTTTGTGTAAAATCTTTAAAAGAACTTTTATCAATATGAGCATGAGAACAAATTCTTATTGCTCTACCTATAACTTGTCGTTCTACAACAGTATTCCACCAGGGTTCTAAAATATGAACTTGTCGAACTCCAACTAAATTTAAACCTTCTTTTCCAGCCTCCGTCATTATAAAAACTTTTATAATATCTCCATTTCGATTATCATAACTATTATATATTGTTCTTAATTCCTCTTTTCTGGTTTCAGGTGTCCATGTCATGTATGTACCATTGGTAAATTTATTTTTTAATGTACATTTATTTTTACGACATTTATCATAATATAAAAAACCATTTTGCTCTAATGCTAGAGATAATATTTTAATACCATACCCACCTTTAAATTTAGAATAAACTAAAACGGGTCCATTTGATTGCAAAATTTTTCTTATTATTACATACATTTTTTGTGAATATTCTTTTAATTTATTATCAATATGTAAAAATTTATCATCTGTATCCAAAAGTTTCATTGCATCATCACGTTGTTCAGATTTTGGAATTCCATCAAAAGTATATTTTCTTCTTCTTATCGTCATTATATGAGGGAAAATTTTTATTAAAGCAATATTTTTACCATTTTTTTTTAAATTCATTTTCTTTTGCTCATTTATACTAAATATCCAACTAGGATAACAAAAATTTGATGCTTGTTGACTTAAAACATGAGAACTAAATTTTTCGTCAGTATCTTCGGCTATATCTTTCGATATAAAACTTTCTTGTTTCCAACAATTATCGTATACACTTTTAAATCTTCCGACCATTAGAAGAGTATATTCTTTGAAGATTTTATCAGCAAAAACTTCTTTATTAATACCCGAATAATATGATATTAGACCATTTATTCTTGATTTAAATAATCTTTCATTTTTTATATGAATTTCATTATTTACAATTTTAAAAAATTTTTTATCAAAATGTTCTTCATCTTCTTTAAATTTAAGTAATTTGTTTTTTAAAATAATGTTTCCCCGAACCATATTTAATAAAAATACTAATTCAAATGGTTTATTAATTATTGGTGTTCCTGTTAATAGAAAAATTTTAGAATTTTCGGATTCTAAATATTGATTATAAATTAAATTTACCTTTGAATTTTTCTTTTTCGATTGATTTTCATAATCACTTGCAAAATTATTACTTAAATTGTGAACTTCATCTATTATTACTACAGAATCGTCAAATGGATTTAATCTCTTTGAATCTTCTTCTTTATAATTATTATTGTATTTATTTGTAAAAAAATCTTTTTTACGATTTGGTATTTTGTTTAAATCTTCTCTCCAACCACCTTTCGCACCATCAGCATTATAATGAACTATATATACATCGTGTTTTTTACAAACATTTTTATACAAACGAATTTGTTCCTTGTCTGTTTTTTTTTTATTTATTTTACGTGATTTTATCAAATCATTTCGAAATTCTGTATTTAAATTAAAATCAGAAGATAATTCTTTAATCCAAGGATCTAAATTCAAATTTGCTGGAATCATTATAATAATTTTTCTCTGATAAGCTTTGTCTTTTAATAAATATGATTGCATAATATTGAAAAGAATTATACCAGTTCGTGTTTTTCCTGAACCTAAACCATGATATATTAACAATCCTTTACTATCTGGTTGATTTGTTATATTATGAATTTCGGAATATTGACTTAAAAATTTTTGATGTATCATCATTCCAGTCCCTTTCTCTTTCTCATATTTTTTATCGCAATCACAAAATTGTGTTGTTCGCATTGTTTTACATTTAGGTTTACTTTTAGTATACCATAAACATTTACTTTCTTCATTATTACAATCTTTTTTATTTAATGTATTACAATATCCCTCACAAGAAGGACACACACACATATTAGTTTCTTTATTTTTTGATTTATATTCATCTTCTAATAATTTTCCAAAACGATTACTAATATAATCATTAAAATTGCCATATCGTGATGTTACAGAAAATGGTTTTGTCATTACACTAATTATATATTATAACAATATAATCTTAAAAATTTTTAAGATTTAATTCAAAATATCAAATCTCTTATTTTTTAATTCCTCTGTATTTTCGGTATGATTTATATCATAAGAATTCGATTGTTTGTCATTATATCTGTTTCGTAATTCTGTTGGTTTTTTATATCTTTTTGTATCTTTTTTATTTTTATAACTATTATTACTAAATCTATTAGAAAAAGAATTTGATGATGATGTATATGAATTTGTTTGTTTTCTATCTACATTATAATCATTATACTTTCTATCATTATCTTTATAATGATACGATTTTTTTTGACCTTTATTATATTTGCTCCTTTTATCATTATACTTTGTTGATATATTTTGATTATTTGACGAATATTCTAAATTATCAGAATATATTCTATTATTTTTATTTAATTTATTACGATAAGACATTCGTCGATTATTAAAATTTCCAGCACTTGTCGACGAATTACTATTATAATTTTGCCTTTGATTCCTCCTACGACTATTAATTGATTCTGTAAAACTATTATCTTTTTGATAATAGTTTTTATTATTTGAATTTTTTATCGATAATAATGAACTACGTTGTTTGGCTACATATTTTGGCTTTGAATCTAATTTCTTAAAAATATCTCCTAAATCTAAAAACATAAATCTAATGCGCGGAGAAAAATTATCTACATCTTTACTAAAAGGTTGGATATCAGTATAATATAATTCTTTAAAAAGAATTATTGAATCACGAACAGTCTGCAATAATTTACATAAACATTCACATAAATTTTCAAGAACTTCAATTTGTTCTTGTTTCCTTTTATCAATCTTTTGATATAATTTAATCTTTTGTACTAAAAGATTAATATAAGTTAAAATGTCATCATCACTTGCTAATTTCTGTTTATGTAAATTTCCCATAAATTGAAAAATACCTATCAATTTGTTCTTATTTTTCATATATTCGCAAAACTCACTATAATTATTATTATTTATTTTTTCAGAATCATCCTCTTTTAAACATTCAATATACATTTCATTACATTTTCTCATTAAACTTTCTTTTATAGATGTTGATAAAATTTCTTCTTCTACATTATTACAAAATTTGGCACATATTTTTGCATATAAAGTACAAAATCCAGTCTGAACAATAGCCTTATCAAATACTTTATTTATCATATGATCTATTATTTTATCATTTTTTAAAATCAAATTGATTTTTTCATAAATTTTTTCAAAATTTTTTTCTGTAATTTTATTTAATAAACCATTTATCTTCTTTGTTATGCTTTCATCCGATAAATCTACATTTCTAAAAAGAAAATTTTGTGTTTGCCCCAATGGCTTATAAGTAACATAATCCCGAATTACTTTCGAATTTATTACATCAAATATCTCGGAGTTTAATTGCTCATATTCAATGTCTTTAAATGAATTTATATATTCAACTGTGTAGACTATATACATAATTAACTTTTACTTAGATATATTATTTTTGTTTATTATTTTTATTTGCTTATTATTTTTATTTATAAAATAAGTTAAATCTTATTTTTAATATATTAATAGTATTTAAAATCAATTTTTATTTAATTTTGTTAATTTTTTATAAAATTAAATAAAATTTTATACTATGAATCCGTAATTTATAACAAATTTAACTTATTTTATAAATAAAAAAACAAGAAATATTAGAAATATAACACAATCAAATAATATATATTTTCATCTTCACACAATTTTTTATATACAAAATATGATAAAAAATAATATTGGATGTTGTTAATAATTCTTAATTAGAAAGAATTATTCGTTTTCAATATTATTTTTTATTTCAGGAATCGGTTCACGAAATCCTTCTGATACGCGATTACCACTAAATAATCCAACTACACCACACGTTGTAGCACCTACCCCTATTGCTATTTTTGTACCAATTACTGCAAAACCAACTGGAGCACCAATTAATGCTCCAAATACTCCACCAATGAAAGCTAATTTATATCCAAACGTATTTACTTGATAATTATGAGCATGTTTTAATTCAATTACTGCTTGAGTTGTATTAATATCACTATTATCTACATTTTCTAATATATTATCTATTATTGGCTCTTGTTCAGCTGTCATCTGTTGCAAATCGATAAACATATCTTTTAATATTATCATATCTGAATTTAATTTACGTAATTCCTCTAATCGCCTTTTTTTCTTTTCTTCATTTATTTCAAATGAAATATGTTTATTTAATAAAATTTGCGAAGAACTTAAATACACTTGCCCACCCCTAATATTTTTATCTTTATTATTTTGTTTGGTATGTGTTAATAATATTCCATTATTAAATGATGGAATATCTTCTTTTATTTTTTCAACTATTTTTTCAAAAATTTTAATCTTATGTAAAGCATTTTCTAATTCACTCTTATCTGACAATTTTATTAAAATATTTATATCATTTATTTTTTTTAATATATTATTCTCACATAAATCCAAAGAACCTTTTATTCTTGTCGAATATTTATGCTTTGTTACATATTTAATATATTGATTTATATATATTAATCGTAAGAATTCTAAATAATCTAAATAATAATCTAATTTATCACTTAGATTTCCATCTAATTTATAAAAATCAGAATTTATTAATTCCATCTTCTTAATATAATTTATATTAAGAATTTTTTATTTAATTAAGAACCATATATAATATATCACCGCTTACAAAAATATTTATTTTTTTATAAATCATAGCATTATCTTACTTATTATTTTATATTTCGTATTTATTTGTCTATAAATATTACAAATAAATACACATAAATCATTTATTATAAAAATAATAAATATTATATATAATAGAATACATACAATTATATATTGGATAACTTTATTAAATAAAATTTAATATTATCATAAACATTTATATACTTTACCTACTGCTTTTACTAAACCTTCACGAAAAATAATTTTACTTTTTTCTTCCAAAAATCGGTTACCTTTTAATAATTCTAATTTTACATAAGCTCTTTCACCACCTCGCAAACAATCTATTACTTCATTATTTTTATTTGATATTTGTTTTACTCGTGCAGAACATTTTACATTTCTACAATAAAATGTTCCTTCAAACCCTACTCGTATAGAAGTACGATTCGTTTTTAATATATATATATTTGCTATAAAGTTACAAGTTACTGGCTGTTCTTTACTTGTTATTATAAATCCTTTTGTAATTTTTTTTCGTTTTACCACATTCTTTAGCCCACGTATCGCAATACAACCCGTATCACCTGATTTTAATTCTAAAACAGACTGTCTTACATTATTGTGTAATGTTCTAACTACTACTCTTCTAAATGGTTCATTATCATTAAATGGTCCCAGAAATAATATTTGACCTTTTTTTATACATCCTTGCGTTACTGTTCCACTTAAAACTAAACCTACACCAGGCACTGTATAAGTATAATCTATATACATAATCGATTCATCCTCATTTGCAAACTGCTTCCATATATCGGATGGTTCTAATTCACGGATAAAATTTTTTAAAAGATCTAAACCTTGACCTGTTTTATTCGATATATTAAATATTGGTATTTTTTTATTTTTTTTATTATTCATAAAACTTAAAGCATTCTCTAATTTTTTTTCATCATTTATCAAATAACCCTTAAAACCACTGTTCTTTAATAATTTTATATATTTGTTATATATTTGATTATAAATTGATTCCGAACATAAATCAATTTTTGTTAAAACTGTAAATATTGGAACTTTTAATGATAAAGATAAAATTAAATGTTGTTGTGTTATATCAGTAATCCCCCGATTCATACAAATAACTAACATACTATAATCTGAAAATGAATTTGAAAGCCCGAATACAGTTGATTTTAAATATTTTTGATGACCACATAAATCTATAAAAGTTATAGCATTATCATTTATTATTGTATGATTTATTGATATACTCGAACTTCTCCCAGACTCTTTTTCATGTTTGTGTTTTAATATCACTTCTCTAGCTTTACCATTACCATCATCTAATTTATCAGATATTAAAACTCCTACAGTTGTAGATTTACCCGAATCTACATGCCCAACAACAGCTATTTTAACTTCCTGTTTCACAATTGACATTGAATCAATATATAATTAAATTTATTTAATATATTTAATTATATATTAAATAAATTTTATTAATTATTAAAAATATAATTAAAATATACTATTCAATCTTAAACAGTTCTTAACTCATTTCATATGTCAGACTATATTATTATTTAATTCATAATAATAAATATCTGTTTCATTAGCCCAAGTTGTTGAAATTTTCCAAGTATCCATATATATTAATTGCAAATTATCAGGTAATTTTTTTAAAGTTATTATTCGTAATCTAGAACTTAATTTAATAAAACGTTGAATTAACTTTTGAAGTAATTTATCTGAATAACAAGTTGAACACATATATATTATTGTAGCATCACTAATATCTTCTTCTACAATATCTCCATATATAAAATTTAATTCACGATTAAATTCTATTAAACGATTTTCTTTTATTTTTTGAAGCATTTTTATTGATGTTTTATAACGTGTTTCAGATAATTCTATACCAACACTTTTTTTAATTTTCGTAAATAGATACATATAAATTACAAATTTACCTATACCACTGCCTAAATCATAAAATACATCATCTTGTTTAAGATTTAATTTTTTTATTATTTTTTTCATAGATGGATAAGTAATTTCTCCATAAATTGGAGATCCATTTTTATGGAGAATTAAATCTTTTTCTTTTTGAGTTATATTAAATCCATTTATATTTTTATAAATATTAACTAAAAATATAAATTTCTTCTTTTTTTTTTCTTCTTCTTCTAAAAAATTATTTTTACTAATAATTTTTTTATTACCATTTTCATTTATTCTTAAATAATAATATCGTTTTTTTTTATTTTTTGTTTTCATTAATTTTTTTTTATATTCCATCATAATTGATATATATATAACTGTATACAAAAAATCAATATAATTTTATATTGATATTGATATTGATATTGATATTAATATT